CCAAGACCACCAGAGATCAAATTAGCAGTAGATGAACCCAATCCTCCCAACAAACTTGACAGTCCCAATGAAGCTGCTGTGTTTAGCAAAGGATTGGATGTGGGTGCAGGGGTAGGTGCGGGGGTAGTTGGTCTTGTTGCGGGTGCTTGTGCCGTTACTTGAGGTGCTGTTAAAGTTGTACTTGGTTGAATTAAAGGAATAGTTGCCGCAGTCACATCAGTAATGCTAGATGGTCTTTGAGCAATAATAGTCTGTGTAGGAACAGAAGGAGTAGCCAAAGCGGGTACTACTGCCGCAGCAACACTAGCCACTTCTTGCGCAGTAACAGGTTTACCACTTTTGATGACTGTTTCAGCAATAGTCTGTGCTTGTACTGGAGTTACGTTTGGTATAAGCGAAGTAACTGCACTTGCTAATTCTTGAGTTTTTGCAGCTTGATTAGCTGTAATTGTTTGTTGTGCAATAGGTTGATTTACTGCCGCTACTGTACTTGTTATAGCATTAACAACTTGTTTAACAGCATTAGGATTATTACTGGTAATAATTTGCTCTGCAACAGTATTGGTAATATTTGGCGAAACAGAAGCAACTGCTGATACCAAATCAGAAACCTTTAAGTTCTGACCACTTGTAACTATAACTTGTGCTTGAGTCTGTGCTTGTTGAGTTGTGACATTAGGAACTGTTGCAATAACCGCATTGGCAATTTCTTGTGTAGAAGCTAATCTGTCTCCAGTAACTTGCACATTAGCTAAGTTAGAACTAACAGTAGGTGCAACTGCTGAAACCAAAGCATTGACTACTGGTTGGACAGCATTTGAGTTTGAACTGGTGATAATCTGTTCAGCAACAGTATTTGTGATGCTTGGAGAAACAGCAGCTACAGCACTAACTAAGTCACTGGTTTTTAAGTTTTGACCACTTGTAATTAAAACTTGGGCTTGAGCTTGGGCTTGTGGAATAGTCGTATTTGGGACTGTTGCAAGAATTGCATTTGTAATCTCTTTCGCAGAAGCTGGTCTGTCTGCTGTAACTTGCACATTTGCTAAGTTAGCTGGTGTGGTTACATTGGAAGCAAGTTGACTAGCAACTAAGTTTAATGTCGCTTGATCCACCATTTGAGGTTGAGTAGCACCAGTAACATTCACAGTTTGTGTTGCAGGTGTAGTTGCTACAGAAGGTGTAGTTGTTGGTGCAACCAAACCACCTAATAAGCCACCCGTACTAACCGAAGGAATATTAGCCGCACCAGTAACATTTACAGCACCTGGTGTTGGTAAAGTAGATGCCGCAGTGCCTGTTAAAGAAGTTATTGCTCTGTCAATAATTGCTTCGTTATAACCACCTGCACTCAAAGTATCAGCAATTTGAGTAGTTGATAAACCTTGGCTTGCTAACTGTTTAGCATCTTGAATAGCAAACTGACGTTCTGTAATGCCAACATCAGCAGTAGAACCTGTAGCAAGATAGTTATCCAATGCAGATGCGCCATAAGAAGCAGCGCCACCAAGCAAAGCACCTTTAAGAATATCTTTCCCTGTACCACCTGCTATTGCAGTTGTACCGCCACCAATAGTAGCACCTGTAAGACCCGCCAACGTAGAGCCAGTAGTTCCTGTTAAGCCTCCGAGAAGACCTGTAAGACCAGGCAAACCAACAGTAGATGCCGCCAATCCAATCACAGGAGCAGCAGCCGCCAACAAGCCTTTACTACCACCACCCGCAAAAGTGCCTGAGTTAATTACTTCACCAGTTTTTGAATTTACTGTCTCCCAATTAGCCGTATTGTTTGGGTCTACTCTTGTTTCGTAAACAGATTGAGGAACACCTGCAATCTTTGCTTCAATGTCATCGCCTTCAATCACAGTACCACGGGCAGTAGGAATAGCCCTTACTAATGATTTAGCAACTTCAGGAATAGCCGCAGCCTGAGTAATAACAGCAGGAGTTGTAGCTACAGTGTTTGTTTGATAGGCTTGCGTAATTGCTTGAGGACTACTAGACGGGACTTCATTCTTAAACTGCGATAAAGCATCAATAACAGATTGGTTATAAACCGCTGTACCTTCAGCGTTGGTATGCAAAGCGTCTACCAACAATGCTTTGTTTTGAAGAATCTCACCTTGAGTACCAACTAGAGCAACATTAGAGTTAGCCTTGGCTACATCTGTATAAATCTTGTCAACTTCAGGATTAAAGTTGTTAGTAATTACATCTTCAACAGACTTGGCATAAGGTGAGCCAGTAAGAACAACATTGACACCTTGCTCACCAAGAGTCTTGACGATCTGGTTTAAGTTATCCTTAACAACCGCTTTATCTACGCCAGTAATAAAGTCAACACCACCTGCTTGCAAGTAAACAGTAGCGTTAGGATCAAACTGACCACCACCCGCTAAAAATGTATTTAGTTGGTTTAAAGTATCAGTAGTAGTAGAACCAGCAACAGAGTAATTAGCCGTTTGCTGACCAGTAGCTTCAGTCAGTTGATTCTGCAATGCAGTGTTAGAACTGTTCCAACTAGCACCCGCTAAGATGTTGCCACTTAGCAAGCCACCAGAAGCACCACCAGTTGCGTTGGCTACGTCTTCACCAGAAATGCCGTACTGACGCATAGCCGCTTGAGTAGTAGCAGCATCTGGGCTTGCGGCAAGAAAATCACGAATGGTTGCGTACAGGTCTTCCGCAGAACCACCTGTGTTCATTCGATAACGCATTGCATCAGATATAGCCATGATTTTTCCTTATTTATCTTATGGTGACTCAGGCCAAACAATAGCCCAAGAAAAACCAGATTGAGTTTTTACATCATGCAAGGCTTGAAGATAGGTAGCCAATACTGCATTATTTGTCATTACAAACTTTCAAGTTCAGTTTGCAAATCAGAAATTTGTGTGGCTAATAAATCTTTTCTTGCTTGCAATGCAGCAGCTTTGTTTGCATCAATCTGAGCAATCTTCTCTGCCGACATAGCGACAACTGCTTTAGATGAAACAACTACCTTACGATTTGAGTCAATAGTTAAAGTTTCAGTGCCATATTCTTCATACTCACCAAGAGATGCAGATTGGTTTTCTTCTGGATACCAAGCGCAATCTTGAACTTCTAAGGCAGGGTCTGTCCATGAAAGGTCTTGTAAAGAAGAAAGTTCAAGACCTACTAAAAATGTAGGTAGTGCTTCTCTTGATGCTGTGTTATTTTGAATTTTTATCATGTGAATTCCTTATGCGTACCACTCAATGACGACACCACCAACACCACCTGTTCCACCAAAACCGTCAATGTCACCGCCTGCGCCTCCACCCATTTCGCCTCCATTACCAGCGGAAGTGCTTGACGAAGGAGTTGACCCGAATATTCCAGCAACGCCTCCATCACCACCATTATAAATATTAGCCCATGCACCTGCCGCACCGCTACCGCCACCGCCACCGCCTCTGTTTGAATTATTTGTGCCACCGCCGCCACCACCGCCCACCATTCCGTTGTTGGCTGTGGATTGTCCTGCGCTACCTCTTGAGGAGGTATCGGCTGCCCCTGCCCCACCGTCACCAGCAGGGCCAGCTGCGCCGCCTCCACCTTTATAAGTTGCGCCAGCACCTCCAGTAGTATTTACAGTGCCTCCAGAGCCTGTGCCTCCAACACCAGTATTGCCATTGCCACCAGTTGCACTTAGTGAGTAAGACCCCCATGTTGCCGTGGAAGTTCCACCAGCACCAGCGGTTGTACCGTTTCCAGCAGTACCTCCTGCTCCAACTGTATATTTAACAGCTTGCGCAGAAACAAATGTAGAAGTTGTAGCGCAGCCACCGCCTCCACCTGAGGTGGGACTACCGCCACCGCCACCACCGACAACAGTGACACGCATATAGAGTGCACCTGTAGGAACAGACGCAGTGCCACTTCCTGCGGTGACGATGCGTTGTAAAGAAACAAATCTAGGTGGAAGTGCTGCTTTACGAGGCAAACCGCCAAGCCCATTCCCTGCAACGGGAGAATTCTGCATTCCGTATGGATAAGGCATTGTTCAATCCTCTAATTAGAAGTCTGTAAATTCAGCTTTGAAAACAACACCACTAGCAAGGGCAACTTGATTTCCAACATACAGTTGTTCACCAGCGGCCAAGCGCAAAGGA